TCTGATCCATATTCTTAAAAGTCTTGCGAATAGCATTAATGTCAGCATCTTTAATCTTAACTTCAAATGCTCTAGTTGCCATGATATTTACTCACCACATCTGCAATTGTTGATACCTGCTCGGCCGAAAGCGTTTTGAACTCTGACAATGGCTGGCGCGAAATGACGGCCAGTTCTATCAAACTTCTTTCGATGCTTCCGGCTTGGTAAAATTTGTTGTTGCAAAATCCTTTGAATTGATGTGAACAACGCTTGATCGCCAATCTTCAAAGCGACCAACTGGTTTATCACTGAGTCGTTTTTGCATTTGATAGGCAAGCCAGAATTGTTGTTCAATGCTTGGTGGCAATTCTCGTTTGAATAGTTCCAAGAAAGTTGTGCCAGTTTCTTTCTCAGCTTGTGCAATCTCCCATGGAATAGTCCATTCTTCAAAAGACTTTCCATCTGCAAGTTTCCATTCTATTTGTATCTTAAACATTAGGTGACCCCTGTTCGATAGTTACGCTATTGATACTGATCGGATTGGCATTGTAACTGAAACAGTTAATGCATCCGGTGCAGCGCCACCGAAATCTGGGCGCTTTGGAATAACACTTAATGTCATAACTTTTGTGTTAATTGTTAAGGTCATTGCAACTGCTGTTGTTGGTGCTGTGTCTGCATCTGTCCAAAGTGTGTCACAGAATCCACTTGCAACGCCCCAGTCTTGGAGAATTTCAAGGGTTACTGATCCGACTTCTTTGTCAATTACATAATCAACTAATCCATTCAAGGTTTGAACAGTTCCGTTTGGATCATCTAATGTAACAGTTGCACTGGTAATTTGGTCATCATAGTTTACTGCTTTGTAGGTGCAGGCAACTTGTCTGCCTGTTAATACTGATGTGGCCATTTTTGTTTATCCTTTCTTATGGATTGTATATTGTAGTAATTGACACTTCAACCGAATACACATCGCTGGTATTCGCTTGCCGTATCCTTGGGCTGGAAACTGAGAGTATCTGCCAAGATGTGGGAATCAATGGAAGCACAGTTGCAACCATTGTTTCTAGTTGTACTAATGCACCAGGGTTTGTGTTTGGTGCTGCAACTAATTCAAGTATGTATCTGACGCGCCATGCTTTGTTGTTTCCAATGGTTACTGGTTCAAGCCATGGATCAGCTGACAAAATCATGATGCTTGGGGTTGTAACAAATTCTGCACCAAAGTCAACAACTGAATAAACGCTGTTTGATGTGATTTGGGTTTTAAGTGCTGCGCGAAGTGTTGCTAATGTCATCCGATTAACGCCTCAACATCAATGTAAGCGCCAAGCATTCCAACAATTCTGTTTTGGATTGTACGGCCTAAAATGTAAGGTTGTGGAACAAAATCAAGGCCTTGTTGTGTTGATCCGGCTGATGTGCGTGCTTTGAATACGTCCAATGAAACTGTTAAAACTGCTGATTCAACTGGTGCAACATCTGCGTATTGTGACAAATCGTTTTCAGCTGCAAGTCCGTTAGGTATGACATTGCGCCAATCAGTGTGTACTGGTGCGCTTGTAGTTGTAATCTTAAATGTAAAGTCATCAACGATTTCTGCAATTGTTTTGTTGCCGTTAATGTGTGCTTCAACACCCTCAATTGCAACTGTTTGTGTTTTGTAAAATTTGTGTGGTTTAGTTGTATGCAATGTGCTTAGTGTTGCACTCTCTGAATAATGTTTGTCAATTGGTGCATTCCATTTAACAAGTAAATTGCCGACAACTGATTCGGCAGTATCGATTATCTCAGTCAAAGTGGCATCACTGTAAAGGGTTGACGAAACTCCGTTTAGTGCAGCTCTTAATTCTGCTGGTGTGATGATTGATGCCATGTCTTACCTTTCGTGTGGTGTTACCTGGCAGGACAGGGGTCTAACCTGCCAGGCAACTCTTTGGTCGCTAATTAAGCAACAGTCAAATTACGGAACGCAGTTGGATACTTGCTGCACGCAGCCACGTAACCATAAATTCCAATCTCGACCTCACCTGTTGAAACAACATTGGTGCGAAGTTGGAATGCACTTGACTTGTACATGGTTGCAGCATCGCTTGAATAAACAACGCCTTTAACGCCTGTACCTGTGTCAATGTTTGGATCAACAACTAATCCCAATCCTGCGATTGTTCCTGCTGTTGAACCTTGGGTCATTAGACCTGCTGCATTTTGTGGCATTGCTGCTGCAAATAGTGGTCTTTGTGAACCATCTACTGCTGCTAACAATTCAGCAAAGTTTCCGGTGTCTGCAAGGAATCTGTTAGGAGTCTTGCGTAGTACGCCGTATGAATCTGCAATACCATCTGCAATTGCTGCGTATAGTGTTCCACCAGTTGAAGTTCCTGGTGCACCTACTGCAATTGAAAATGCGTATGCATCTGCTTTTTGAGCCCATGATGCAGCTAGTTCTCTTAAGAGGGTGTCTAGGTAACTTGGGTCTGATCTGTCTAGGAGTTCAACAGATACTTTGTTTGCGCCAGCAATTTTTACAACATCAATTTCTTTTGAAGTGATTGTTGTATCGGTTGAATCAAATTCAACTGCTTCTGCTGTCACAGCTGTTGTGGCCTGAACACCTAGAACTGGTCGGTAAAATTTCATTCCGGATGCTGGTAACACACCTTGTTCTAATGAGTCAGCAAATGGCATTGAGTTATCAATGATGCCGATTAGATCGCGTAGGTATGTTGGTGGTACAACTCCGATGTTTTCGGATGTGGTTGCTGCATCAATTGCTGCAACTAAATCGCGTGCATCTTGGTTGCCTTGTAATGCATTGAATTGTGCTTTTGCGTATTCGCCAGCTGTAACGTTTGTGTTAACGCGTGGCTTTGCATAAGCAACTGGTGCTGCTACTGCTTTAGAGGCTTCCACTGCAACTTCTGGCGCAGCTTCGACCACTGGAGTTACTTCTTCTGGATTTGCCATTGAAGTGACCTCGCTTTCGGTTTGGTTGTTTTGTTCATCACTTGCGCTTATTGCAGTGACTTCTGTTTCGTCTGCTTTTTGAGCAGCGACATCTGTTCTTTGTGCATCAGCAAATGCTGGTGTATCAACAATTGATACTTCCAAAATTTTTGCTGCTGTCACATAAACTTCATCTTCTTTGTTTTCGTATTGGTCAATAGATGCACCAATTGACAATCCGGACTTTAATCCGTCTTGTGCAAGAGTAAGAATGTCATCTCCTGCTGATGTGCGTGCAATTTTAAATTTGCCAATAATTCCAACTGGTGTTATTTCGTGACTTATCATTCTGCCACGCACTTTGTTCATGTCATGATCTTCAAACAATTTAATGTCATTACCTAGTTGCAATGATCCTTGTTCAAATACGACAGTGCCCATGTTTGTGAATCCAGGGCGACCAAAAGGAACTATGATTCCTGTGATTTCTCTTTTGGATGTTGATGCTGTTAAAATATCGCTGTTAAATTTAATTTCCATTATCTCACCAGGTCTTCTTCCTCGCGTGCCTCGTCAACTGTGAGTACTCCCAGAGGAATTAGTTTGGAGTACACATCTGCTCTTTCCAATGGATTACCTCTTAAGAAGTCATCCAAGTCATATTCCACATACTGTGTTGAAACAGTAACGTCATCCATGCTTAACCTTTGTTCGATAGCAGTTAGTAATGGGCGTAGTGAGAAGTCCAAAAGGGCTCTGCGTTCAGCTGTAACATTTGAGTAAGTCATTGTGTTTGTTGATGCATCCAAATAATATGCCGGGATGTTCATGAGGCGTGCAATTTCTTTTGCAAGATATTCGCGTGCTTCTGTAAGTTGTAAATCAGCTGCGTTAAATCCAACTGATTGCATGTCAACATTATCTGAAAGAAATGCTGTGCCTTTTGTTTGTCTTGCTTGTTTCCAAGCAGTAAGAATTGCTGTTGCTTTATTTGAATCCATTGGAACATTTGCTTTTAATACAACACTTGGTGTTGGTGTTTCAGCATAATTGAACACTGCTCTTTCAAGAGCTGCTGCTGTGCGAAGTGTTCTACCACCACGATTCAAAACACCATCTGGATCAATGCCAGTAAATTGAATTAGTGAGCCGATGCCGTTGTCTGGAAGTCTTTGTGCTTCAAGTTGGTAACCGATAACTATTTCACCGGTTGAATCAAGTACTTGTGAAACTCTTGGTGCATCTATCCATCTGATTTGTGATGGTCTGCCAGTTGCAGGATCAATTTCTTTAATTTGCCAATATGCAACACCATGGAACAAAAGATTTTCTGCTGTCATGCCATAAACAACTG